TAATCGCTTCTGTTGTTGGAGCATCTACAAACCCTCCTCTTCCTACAACATCATCATTCCAAGATGTAGCTGCAACAGTAGGATCTCCATTTTGTGACCATCTTGCTCTATTTTGATAAGTTGAATCGGTGCCACCTAAATCTTCTATTGTACTAAGTGCTACTAAACGATCTTTGAATGGGATTAAAATTTTGCAAGTTTCTAGAAATCTATTTGGGCCCGCATTATTAAGTTGAGGACGTAAATTTACCCATGTTGCCGTGCCTTCAGTAATATACTTAATATTATCAGCAGCTGTGTAGTTAACAACGTAAAAATTAGTATCTTGGGCATTTGCGGCTCTATAATTAGTAGTCCAAAAGAATGAGGAATTATTCCCTGTCCATAATGCTGATCCGGCACCGGGAGGCACAGGTCCTAAAATTTCCCATCCTGAAGCTGTATGAATATAAGAAAATTGTGTATCAAAGGCTACTGTTTGCTCAAAGTTTGTTGTGATAGTTTCTCTAGTTCTAAGTCCCATAACAGGAAGAGCAGGATAATAGTAAACTGAAGTTGCAGCAGTAGCACCAGCAATAGTTAAAGCTCCCGTAGTATTATTTAATGTGCCAGTAGCTGCTCCTGTAGAAATTAAAGGTTGAACTCCAGCTCCCGATTGATTTGAAGTTAATATTTCACTGCCAATTGAAAATTGTTGTCTTCCTGGAGAAGGGATTGGCACAGCTCCAGGCACGGTGCCCGCAAAAGCCCCTGCTCCATCAGTTGTGCCAATATTAATTCTCAATCTAGTTGTTAGTTGGGAAGAACCTAATATATTAAATCCAAATCTTCTCTCTACTCTCCCACGAAATACATAAGCATCTTCTAGGGTTGGAAAGGCTTTTTCAGGTAATAAAAAGGGAACTACATCATTTTCAAGTCCAATGTCATAATTAGAAATTAAAAAATTATCTGGCATCTAGTTACCTATTGAAAAATAATACATTAATATCCCGTTATTGGTTGGATTAGCTGTAAATCCAGCAGTTGTTAAATTAGAATGAACCACATTTTGTGTTGCAGTTGCCGAGTTACCAACACTAACTACTAAAGTCAGTGCGTTATTAGGATATGCTATTGGAAATGTCACTGCTGTTCCTCCTGTGTTAACTACTACGTTGCCAAAATTAATAATCAGTCCCCAAGGTGTTGTAATACCATGAGCTCCTCCAACAGTTGTTAAAGGAAGGTTGGTTAATTGTTGCACTAGATTAGCAGCAAGTCCATTATCGAATTTCTCAAAGAATAGTTCACTATCTCCAGCAACAGTTTTAGTATAAACAGAAACTTTTGGGTCAGCAAGTCCAGGATCAGCGCCTAAAACATCATTTATAGTTACTTTTGTGTGTTCTCCATTATCAGCTCCAGCTATTAAGGGAATATGATCTACAGCAAATTGAGTGTTTAATTGTGCAAAATTTTCTAATAATTGTGCTTGCGATTGAGTTGCTGGATCATCCGTTGGCTGAGGGATGTTATTGAGATAAGCCATTATATACTCCTATTGCCCTGATCTAAAAGGCGTTACAAAATTAAAATCGTCTGTATAGATTGTTGAAACTCGTTGAGGCGATAATTGTTTCATTGTTCTTCTTTCAACTAATCTTTGTTGTTCATTATAAAGAATCTGGACTTTCGTATAATTTTCCATATCTAATCTGTCAGCAAATATTTTTAGCGAAGCACCATAAGCTAATAGTTGCCACCATTCTCTAAGCGTTGGTTCACTTCCACCTGCTAGAAGCTGTGTTGGAGTAATAAAAGTTTCAATGTTAAAATCATAAGCTTGATCGGGGACGGGTGAGAATTGAAGAGTATCATCATAAAATAATACTGCTTGTGGTCTTGCTGATTGATATGGAACATATTGTACTAATATTTCTTCTCCTGCTGCGACATTGGCGCTCCAAGTTACATTAGCAATCGCTCCTGTTAAATAATTAATTGTTGAGCCAGCAACTACGTCTCCAGTAAATGTTCCTGCTGCAACGTCTCTTGCTGATAAAGGATTGCCATTAACATCGACAGTAGAAATTAATACTCTATTTCTTTTAACAGGAGTGCCTACAGTTGAGCCGGAATATGGTCCAGGAGTTCCATTTCCAGTTGCAAATGTTTCTGAATTTTGAACTTCAGGATAAAGAGTAAAATAGTCTTCTCTATTTTGTGAGAATAAAATCTCGTTTCCTTGTACATAAGCTGGAGGTTGGAGACTTACATTAGCATTAGGAGTAAAATTATAAATATCTACATTTGGTTGTAATGTAAGAGTAAAAAGTTCTTTTAAATTTAATAATCTTAAATGCTCAGGAAAATCATATAGATAATATGTATTAATATAATCATCAAGTTCTGCATTTGTCAGTTGGTTTTGAGAAGGATTTTTTGTAACTCTTCTAACTTTTAATCGTATGGCATTTAAATCCGCACTCATTTAAGGCTCCTCGTTTATCTAGAAAAATATCAGATGTACGGCTTTATCGTACAACTAAATATTTTAATTTACATAAAATCTGTTGATACAAATTGATATCTTTCAATTGGCTTATCAGCACCTAATATTCTATTGCCATCTTTATCAACTAAATATTTAGATCTTTTATATTTACATTGTCTATTAATATGCTTGGCTACTCCATATGGAATTTCATATGTATTGCCATCTTCAAATCTATAGACTCTTATTGGCTCCCCTTTATAAGCGCAGTAAGCAAATTCTAGATCGCCACCAGGACATTCTAAGTTTTTAAAAACACCTTTAACAAGCTTAGAATCTTCTTTTCTTGCTTGTTCAATGATGTCTGATGCTTTTTTCTTTTGGTCGGTAGTTAGTTTTTTTTGAATTCCTACTGATACTTCTTTAACAAAACTCATAATACTCCTTTATATATGAAAGGAAGGGGACAAAATGTCCCCAACCAAATTAAACAGTATAGTCTCTAGCAAAAGCAAACCAATCCATAACATTAGTTGCAGCGCCAACTACAGCTGTGCCAAGTTGTAGCGCAAATAATGATCTGTTGTCTGTTGCTTGAGTTAATAATGTTGAAACTTCACCAAATGGAACAACATGTGGGAAAGAAATTCCACCTGCTGCAACAGCTGATGTAGGATATGCAAATGCAGTGAATGCAGATGAGTCTATATCAGTTGTTATTGTAGAAGCAGTAACTGCAGTAACAGTTCCTGTTAAACCTTCCATTTGAGTCATTCCAAAACCAGTTGGTACATGTACAGTGATTCTCTCACCAACTACATAACCATGATCTACAGAAGTAGTGATTACAGCATTAGCCGCCGCAGTTATTGCAGTAATCCATCTTCTTCTTGGTAGGAATCTAGCATCTTCAATTTTACGCCAAAATCCTGCTGTAGCTGCTGCAGCAAAACCTGCCGCCGGTAAGTTAGCTAATTGAAAGCTAACACCTGCTACAACTGTTCCAACAGTAAACTCAAGACCTGCTATTTGAAGCATGCCTGTAGTTCCATAAAGTCTAACAATATCACCAGCTACAGGAGTTGTAGCAGAAGAAGCAACAGCAGGTGTAGCAGCTGTAATAGCTGTAACCGCAGAAGCAGCTCCATCAACTAAAGTAGATTGATCAATTGCTGTAAAACCAGCACCACCAGCAGCAGTAGATGAAGAATTTAAAACTCCAGCTCCTGTTTCTAGAATGCTTGTTGATTGTCCAGCTGCATAGCCTCTTGAATAAACAGATTCTACAACAGCATTTGGGTTTGTTCCCCATGTTGATCTATTTCTTACAACAAAGTAATCAATAGGTTGAGGAAATTGTAAAGATCTCGCAGCTCCGTCAGAGATAAAAGAGCCTTGAGCGATTAAAGATAACGGTGTGCTCATATTTTACCTCCTTAAGCTAGTGTACATCTTAAATTAATAATCCAAGCATCGTTAGTGATTCTTGGTACTTGCGCCATTCTCCATGCCGCTGTTTGACGAAGTTCTGCTGGATCATCACCGTGCCCTGGAGGATGGTAGATAAATCTAGCTGAAACGCCATTTTGCTCGATATGAGCATATGATTGCTGCGCAGTGATAAATACATTGTAAATATCAGAGCCAAGAAGAGATGCATTTGTAGTTACAGATCCTCTTGAAGATACTAGGAATCTTACGTTTCCGATTGATCCCCACTCAGCAGATAGAACACCTTGCTGATTTGGATATTGAGCTTTGTTAATGAATCCATTAACGTTCTCAAATTGACCGATCATTGCTGTATCAGCCATACCAAAATAAGCATCTCTTACAGGGCCTGTACCAAATTTATCCTCACCATCAATCATGTTAGTGATGAAATCACCATCATTAGATTGAAGTGTTTGAACTACTCCATCAACATCTGGACGAGTAATTTCTGTAGGATTATCACCATTAACACCATTAACACAGTTAATAACAGAAGCAGTACCAGCTAACATATCTCTGATAAGCTCATCTTCTGTTTCTCTCATTGATTGTCCAAGACGAGCAGCAGCTTCGTTAAGCACTGGGTCTTCGTTAATCAATGTAACTTGTTTAGTGATAATAATATATGTTGCATACCAGTCAATTCTCGCATCAATATCAACAGCTGTTAACTGTTGTGATGGAGGATTGTTCATCGCAGGACCTAATGGTACTGGCGCTGTTTGCAGTCTAGTGTATCTTCTCATACGTAAGATATCACCGCTATTTTCCTCCATTGTAAAAGGCATAGCAAAAGCTCTGTGGATAAGTCTAGCTTGAGGAGTACTCAATAACTTAGCAGAAAACTTTTGTTGCACTGGAGGAGGTAGAACTGTTGTTGTTGTTGTCATTTATTCCTCTTATATTGATCCGCCTCTGTATTTCTGCATTTCCGTGAAAAGATCAGGCGAGCCCTTCATGTAGTCCGATGCTGTCGATAACGGCGACTGCTTGCCGAGGGAATTCGAACTGATTGGCTTTCTTTGATTCTCTTCTATCTTTTCCTTGTTTGCGCTATGTTTCTTCATCTCATTATAAAATTGAGATTGCTTTATTGCTTTATAAGCACGAGCATAAGGATTCTTAGATACTTGAATGTCATATTCCAGATCAGGATCTTCTTTTATTAGTTTTTCAATATTTTCTGTTGTAACAACTTGATCAAAATCAGCAAATTGTGCCTTTGTCTTTTCAGGAAGCGAAGCTTTTTCTCTTTTTGAGAATTCTTCTTCGATTATTTTTTTCGCTCTTAATTCTGCAAGTCTTTCTGCTTGCTTTTTGGTGAGAAGGTCATCATCCTCAAGCGAAAGAAGTTCATCTTCTTCCTTATTAGTTGTGGGCTCTTCTTGCTTCTTATTAGAATTAATAGAGTTTTTAAGCTCGTTTAATTGCTCTTCAAGTTGTCTATTTTTAAGCTCCATTTGTCTCCAGTTGTATTCTTTTGAACCAACTTCAGGAGAAGAAGCTTTTTGAGATTGACTTTCATTTGATTCAGGAGGATTGACGCTTTCCTCATTTTTAACGTCTTTATTTTCTGTATCTTCAGTCATTTACTCTTCCTTTAGGCTAGCGAATGCCTTTTTACGCTATGAGATCTAATAACGCTGATCAAACGTGAATTAAATTATTTAATAGTTATAATAAAGATTTATATATGTAAAGTAAATTGTTTTATATAAGGAGCATTTATGAAATCAGAATTTGCTGATAGAGAAACACTTGGAACTATGATTGAAAAGACAAGAGAGCAGCATGCTAAATCTTCCCCGATTGAAGCAGGAGACCTCGCTCATGAAGGTGGCAAAAGCTATATGAAACAATTAATTGATATTGTAGAAGACCATAGATATGCTATTACAGAATATTATATCCAAGTATTTTGTCAAAAAGAGCTCTATGCCAAAGATAGAACTATTTATTTTAGGTTCTTTGCTAGAAAATCAAAACCTTTAATGGAAGATGACACTGATTGCTGGTATGTTCATAACAAAAAAGAAATCCTTAGACTAGAATGGTCATTACCCCATGTATCTGACTTTGATAGAATATTAAGAGATCCCTCAAGTGATAAAGATTTAGTTAGATGGATTAAAATGTATAAAGATGCTCAAAGTATTAGGACTAAGTAATGTTATTTAAAGGATAATAACTTATCTAGCTTAATAGGCACTTAGTCCTAATAACACATTATATTAATATCTAGAATCTTTGTAATCAACTCTTCTCTCGATTACTATTTCATCCTCAGGAGAAAGAAATGCTTCATTTCTAGATTTATATTTTACCTTTCCTTTTTCAATGAATTTTCTATCTTTCATACCATAAGATTCATCTCTTCTTGATTTGTAAGATTGTTTTTTCATTGATTCTTTGCCTCTTCTCATTCCAAGGCTTTCATCCATTCTATCCATTTCGGACTGCTTATATGCCATAATTAACCTCTTTTTCTTTTAACTGCAGCTCTATGACGCCCTGCTGCAGCCATTTTTTGAAACTTTGCTGTGCCATATTTTTTTCTACCAATAGCTGCTGCAATAGCTCCCGGATCACTTGCTCCTTTTCTTTTGCTAACAGCCTTCTCTAACGCTTCAAATCTTTTGCCAGAACCTAATTTAGGCTCTTTTCCTTTTGCAACATAAGATTTACCAGGCATTTTTTTTGCTCTTTTTGTTTCTCTTTCTACATATTTGAAAGATTCTTTTTTCTTTGCCATGACTTCCTCATAATTGTGGCAGTCGAGAATGCTAGCTAATTCCCTACGCAGTCGTATGACTGAGATTCTGCCTAAAAATGTTTGTTAAAAAGTTTTACTCTTTTATCTCTTTCTTTGCCTGTCAAAGGAGTTAAATCAACTTCTTCTCCA